TCTCAATACACCAGAGCGTTTATTGCAACAGTCTAGCCCGGGAAGTAATCAGCCTAGTAGCTATGTTCGTTGAACTTGGATGCTTCGCGGGAGATTGTAATGTTAAATTGAATGTGTCAGGGCAGTACTCCAGCTGCCAACCCCCTAACTAGGAGGCACATGCCCCGTTCGGCATGCTCTTTAGCATGCTGACCCCGCCCCTTTCCCCCTTTCTTTGTTTTTAATTGCTAAATTGCTACATGATGACATCTAGTGGAGAAAACGTGTACGGTATGGAAGGCGAACTATTGAGTCGACCTTCTAGCCGAAGTATTAGAAATGAAGAACAACAACCCGAGCTTAGGCTCGAAGGACCACTGCGCAGGGGTAAGTCGCAAGTCCGCAAACAACGTGAAAACGAGATACCTGAAGGAAAACAGGAACAAACCACAGCCCATTCTGAGGATTCAAAATTGAGATCTGGAGAGAAGACAAGAGAATGGGCAGAGGCTAGACGCGAAGGTCGGCCCAGGAGACAGCAAAGCAACCAGAAAAGAGTGTTTAAGGTTAAACGATCTGGTGTTGCTACTGAGAAGATTGCCGCTCAACTCAGTAATATCAGTGATAAAGCAGTAGGTGACAAGATCGCCTACCAAGATAAGGTCAATGAACTCAAGGAGGAACTTAAAGAGACGAAGACCAAGCTGTCAGACAAAGAGGCAAAGAAAGAGGAATTTCTAGAGAGGAACAATTTAAGCGCCGCTCTCTGGACCTCATGTTTTGATAACATCACACCTTGGAGAATTGAATTAAAAGCAAAAACGCTAAACCGAGGATTGATATGTTCTGCACTTGCAGCTGGCGCTGCCATGGATTCCATAATTGCGACCTTGCGTTATTTTACGTGTGGTATGGGATCTTTTGGAAATTCTCCTGCCTTCAACGGGGGAATTTTAGGTAAATTATTTGCTCTAGTGAAGTATGTTTCAAAATGCACCATGTTCACTGGAGTTGCAGCAACTTTATGTTCGTTGGGTTTATTTGTTCCGTTGTTAAGAAAATTCCTGATGAAGACTGTTGTGGTTGAAGAAGCTTATGTTGATGAGCGTAAAGATGCAGAAGAGGCTACTGATCAAAGAGCAGATTCAATATCACTTGGTGAATTGAAGCATCTTGACCCACAATTAGCTACAGTGGTGCACAATGTCTATGACTATAGCCATTGGACTAGCATCGTTCTTGGTCCCACGGTCAACACAAGGAAGAGCATCATTTCTTTTGAAATGTTGTCTCAGTGTGTGACCTCATCTGGATTGTCACTCCTCTCTGATGATGCCGTGACCTTAGAGAGAATGAACACAACGTTATCTAACTTGCATTCTGTGAATGTCAATAGGAGGTTATCCGCGTATTACAATGATCATATTGTTCCAAATACCACTGTGATAGCTCATCTGATGAGCAGAATATATAAAAATGACGTTGCAACCATTCTCCCAAACGGGTTCTTGCCTCAGTCAAAAGTGCTACATACTTGTATGGATACAGGTTTGGAGAAGTTGTGTTACCGCAGCTTCCAGATCTTCAGTCTGGTACAACTTTCAAGTTTGATATTACGCAGACTGATCCATCGTTCCTTAAACGCACGCCGATATCCAGATCATTTGGATGTCATTTGGCTGGGGCTGCATTGCCCAGAGTTGACATTAGTGACCCCCTTACAGCTGTCGCTGGCACCAACAAGAGGTTTGGGAATGCCCCGCCTCCTGCGTCGCCTGACATTATGGCATCATACCGCGATTTTGTATGCCATATCATTCCTCATTTCTTTCCAACGCCACTTGCAGCCGATACTGATGTATCATTTGAGCAGTGGATAAAGACCACCAATTATCCAGAGTGGAGGAAGGAGGAACTTAGACAAGAGCATTTGAAGGATGATTTGCCTTTAGATGAGCATCTTGTAGACCTGATGCTAAATGATCCTAGTTTCCGCAAAGTTGGTCAATGCAATTCTTTTGGTAAGGAAGAATCATACACTGATTGGAAACATTTCCGAGGAATAAATTCCCGGAGTGACGCTTTCAAGTGTAAACTAGGTCCTATCTTTAAACAGATAGAAAAGGTGGTGTTCAAGCTACCGTGTTTCATAAAGAAAATTCCGGTTCGTGATCGTCCCAAGTATATTTTTGATCTATTGCACGTGACTGGAGAAAGGTATAATGCAAGTGACTTCGAGACTTTTGAAGCTTTGTTCACCAAGGAACTAATGGAAGCAGCAGAGTTCCCTCTTTATGAGTACATGACCAGTCACCTGCCTATTTTCAAATTCTTTAAGGCAGTTTGTGACAAAGTGATTGCCGGAACCAATGTTTGTAAATTCAAATGGTTCGTAGTCACATTGCTCGTCAAAAGAATGAGTGGCGACATGCAGACGTCACTTGGTAATGGTTGGACGAACCTTACCAGTCAATTGTTTCTGCGATCTTACCTCATTGCTCAGCGAGACGGATGCACGCCCTTTGAGGCATTCATCAAAAATGAGGATAAACTAAAGTTGGTTGTCGAAGGTGATGATGGCCTCTGCATGACTGGAGGAGTCTCTGTTACCCCAGAATTGTGCAATCAACTTGGTTTGAAGCTTAAGATGGAAGTTCATGATCAATTGAACACAGCTTCCTTCTGCGGCTTGGTGTTTGACACCGAAGACCTCATTGTTGTCACCGACCCTAGAGATGTTTTGG